GAATACCTCGATCCCTCGGAGCGCCTCGAAACATCGATTCGTTGGGAGATACTCGCGGCGCTTGCGGGTCGCGAGGTTCTCGCGGATCAACCCCCTACACGAGTTGAGATCAAAGTCGGGACGGAGAAGCCATTGACAAGCGAAGAGGGCGACGAGTTCGAGCGCTGGCGTGACGCCCGCGTGAACAAGTGCGCCAATTGCGCGCACCGGGACGCGTGCGAATACAGGCTCGGGATCGATCCGTGTCCGTGGCGCGACGTGGTGCAAGCGGAGCGCGATCACTTCGAGGACGTGGCGCGGAGCTATCGCTCCGAGAACAAGCGGCTCCGAGATATCCTCAAGAGGGTCGGCGAGGAAAAGGGGGTCGGACAATGACCGGGTTCGACGTGGTGATCCTATCGGTTGGGGCGCTCCTCGCTTTGTGTGCGCTGGCGAGTTTGGCGGCGCTGGCAATCGGTCATCGCGGCGAGAGGTTTCAGATCGCGATCGCGTTCGTGACGATCGCGCTAGTGATCGCGGGTCTCTTGGTGGGCGTGGTTAAACAGTGTTCCGACCCGCAAGAGCAAGCGACGGAGGTGAGGCGATGATCGCCACGTTCATTATCATGTCGGCGCTGGTCTCGTTCGTGGCGTTCGTGTTCTACCGATTCGGCTACGCGGTAGGAAGGGTGAAAGAGCGGGGGCGCTTGGTTCGCGCCTACAACGAGGGGGGCGAGAGCGGGCTCGTCGCCTATCTCGTCGACACGTACCTCGGGAAAAAGGAGAAATAGCGATGGGAGAGAAGACCAAGATTTTCGGGTTTCATAACTCGATCGACCCGTACAGCGACGCGATCGCGATCGCAATCGCGGAGACCGGGGATGTGGTCGCGGAGCACTACTGTTCGAGCGAGGGGTTCGCTCAAACCGATCTCGGGATGGGTTTCGGATCGACGGTGAAACACGATATTTACGACGAGGCGTTTCCCGAGGGGTGGACCGCGGAGTTCGTCGAGTGTTCCGACATTGCCTCTCACGAGGGCCTAAGAGCCGCTCTCGCCCTTAACCGCGAGAAGTGGGGACCGGATAGCGACGTATGATCAGGGCGCGACGAGAGAGCCTCTCACGGCGTCTTGGGAGGGGGCCGATCCCCGCGGTATGGATCAATCACCGCGGGCCCGACCTTGACGTCGAGGTGATCTCTCTCTCGGAGAAACGCGCTCGGGTTCGGTTCGTCCACCTTGGCGAAGAGGTTCGGACCTACGTCCAGATCGGATCACTCATGATCAAGCGCGAGCCTCGCGACTTCGGGGCTCGTGCGCCGCTGGCGCTCTTCGTTGAGAATGAGCTTCTCTCGGAGCCCTTGACCATTCCCGAACTTGCGGAGCGCGTGCTCGCCAGCGGACGATCCGACCTCAACCCCGATCACCTCTCGCACGTTCTCGCGAATTTCTCCTCTCGGTCATGGATCTACGCGGAGGGTGAGGAGCGGATTAAGGGACCGGACAACCGGACGCGGGTCTACCGACGATGGGCGATCACCTCGTCGCGCAGAAAGGAGATCGAGGGTTGAGACCTTGGGAACCTAGCGGGGCGGCGCGCCTGTCCTTACGGGTCGGAGAGCTTGCGGGACGGATCGCGGCTCGCGCGTTCTTCGAGGGCGAGAGGTTCGTCGATTGGGTAGCGTCGATCGCGCATAGGGCGCCGGGGTTTTCTCCTGTCCCGCGCGTCCGAAGGGGAGCCGCCGCGCGCGGTCGGCGCTACCGAGTCGAGGAGCCAACAACGCGAGAGAGAGCCGCGGCGCTTGCGAAGCGTCGCCTCGACGAGATCGCGAGAAAGGAAAAAGTGAATGAGTAAACGAGCAACGGTCGAGATCCCGGTCGAGGTATACAACGCGCTTCGCGAGCGGCTCGCGTCGGTGTTCTGTTCCGCCTCGACGGAGGGCAAGACGGACTCGGAGGCGCTGATCGAGATCTACGCGTTGGGCGCGCGCGATGCGATCGCACCGAGCGAGCCGCGCGAGACCTTCCCTGTTGAGTCGTTTCGGCGCGCGGTCGCCGCGTTCGAGACGCGCGACGACGGGGTCGACGCGGAGGGCGCCGCGGAAGAGTTCGAGACCAGGGTGATCGGTGACGGCTATTCGGTGCGAGGCTATCGCGCTGGCTCCCCCTGGCATGTGGTCGACCCCGAGGGGCGCCCGATTTGCGGGACCGGCAAGGCAGGATGGGCGCGCTCCGTTCCCCCGATCGAGGGCGAACCCAACACGGCGCCGACGTGCTCGAAGTGCGTCGCTAGGATCGCTCGGTTGGAGAGGACGAAAGGGGGCGAGCGGTGAGCACGGCAAGCGCGAAGAGATTGGGGAAGCTCCTCGCACGGTGTCGGCTTATCGAGGTAATAGGCAAGCCAGAACAAGCCGCGGTCGTGACGGTTAGAAAAATGAACAGCTACTCCGACAGAAACAAGATCAGAACGACGCGGGCGGAGGCGGAGTCGGTGCTCCGTGATAGCGGTTGGGAGATCTGGATCGACGACACGATCTCGATCGCCAGCGCGATCGGGATCGCTTTCGGGACGCCCGTCCGAACAGACTTTTGGAAAAGGGAGGGTCGATAGATGGATCTGAAAATGCAACTCTCACGCGCGATCGCATTGGCGGCGAAGGAACACGTCGGGCAATACGACAAGGGCGGCGCGCCCTACATACTCCACCCGATCCGCGTCATGCAAGCGGTCGCGCCCGACGTGCGCGCGATGACCGTCGCGATCTTGCATGACGTGATCGAGGATTGCGGCGTGACTGATTCGGAGCTTCTCGGGAAAGGGTTCGACCTCGCGATCGTCGACGCGGTCGTTCTGCTCTCGCGTCCGCCCGCGGGGGCGCCCGATCGCCCCACTTATCGCGAGTTCGTTCAGGCGATCGCGGACGCGGACGGCATAGCGGGGGATCTCGCGCGCAAGGTGAAGACCGCCGACTTGCGCGACAACCTGTCAGTCGATCGGATGGCTGCGCTCTCTCCTCAAGAACGCGGGATCGCGAAGCGCTACAAGAAAGCGCTCCGAATCCTCAAGGAAGAGGAGATCCCCGGCGTAGTATTCGACGGCAAGACGGATCGCCGCGGGCGTTTGTGTATGTGCGATCGGTGCAAGCAGGTATCGCGTTGCACTCCCTCGTTCGACTTCTACACAATGGAAGGTGAGAGCGACGGACCGCTCTATTGTGAGGGGTGTTACAGGGCGGAGTATGCGGAACGCCTTTCCCGAAAGGAGAACCCCGATGAGTGACGTCTTCGAGAATGTCGAGGTCGGCGACGAGATCTTTATCGAGCACGGATATCTCAACGAACGGAAAGAGATCCGAACCGTCAAGCGCGTCACCAAAACGCAGGTAATAGACTCGCAGGATTCTAAATGGCGGCGCTCGGACGGTCGCATGGTGGGGAGTGGCGGATATTGGGTTTCGGGGGCGCGACCAGTGCGGGAAGGCGACCGGAAGGCGGTCGAGGCTCGGAACGCGCGCAATTATCTGCGCTATTTCGAGCCGAGAGGTATCGACAAGATAGACGACGACAAGGTGATCCAAGCCGCGCGCGAGATACGCGCCGCGTGGGAAAAGGCGACGTCATGAGCGATCTTACCGCGGGGCTTATCGTTGCGCTTCTCTACCTCGTCGGCGGGGTTCTGGTCGTTGCGATCGGGATGACCTTGCGGGAGCGCGCGGCGTCGCAGGTTCGCAAAGTGGAGCGCGCCTTGCGCGTAGAGCTACCGCCCGACTTGGTTCCGGTTTTTTCGTGGGCGGAGTTGGTATTGTCTGTTCTGCTTTGGCCGGTTGTTCTGGCGTGCTTGCTCGTCGGAGCGAGCGGAAAGGGGAAGCCATGAGCGATGACATGATCAATCGCGACGACTTCGCGCGAGTCGTTGGGATTTACAAGTCGAGGATCGAAGACCTCGAAAACGCGGTGAGCAAGATCGGGAAGGCGATGCCCGAGGAAGAGCGCGCTTGCGGGTCGCCTCTCTCGGACTCGTTCCCCGAGACCAGCGACGCGATCTTCGAGGCGCTCGAACTCGGGAACTTCACGCGGACGCTCGACAAGGGGGAAGCGATCAAGCTCGGCGACCCCGACGTGAACGTCGCGCTCCTCGAACAAGCGAGGCGCGAGAGGGACCGCGCGAACGAGGCGCTCCGAGACATAAACCGGATCACTTTTCGACGCGGGCAAGAGGACGCCGAAGATCTTCTCGACGAGGTCGAGAGCCGCGCCTCGGAAGGGCTCGGAAAATGACCTACGTCGTCGAGTTTCAATCGCTCCCCTCGGGGTGGTATCGCCGACGGGACAACCTTCGCTCGCATTGGTTCAGCGCGGGATCGCGCGTTTCGCGTTGCGGTATGCTCCGCCGCTCCCCGCTGGATCTCGAACTCGGCGGTGTCGTTCCGGCCCATCCCGACGACCTCGATCGGTGCCTATCATGCGCCGGGTTCAAAGCTCTCGACGAGAGGCGCGAGGAGCGCTCTACAAAGCCGCCCTCCGAGCGCGCGGGGCAACGTGGCGGCATATTGACGGGAGGGGCTCCCGAACCTGCCTCGGGCTCTCTCGCGGTGATCGACGGTGAGGCGCGGGGCGGTGCCACTCTCCCCAATAGGGATCTCCCGGTGAAAGAGTTTGCGATCGTGACCGTGCGACAACCATCCGATATGGCGATCGAGGTAGAGGTCGCCGCGTCGCCTACCTTGGCGACCGACCCGCAAGCGCTCTTCGAGCGGTTTACATTCGGACTCAAGATCGCCGCCGAGCGATCAGGGTGGGATCTGGATCGCGTGATCGCGGAAGTGGCGATCAGTTTCGACCGTCAAGACGTGAGTCGGCTCGGGAATCTGCGCGTGATAGATTGCCAAAGCGACGCCGATCCTATATTGTCAAATAAGGCCAAGTGTAACACGGGAGAAAACGAAGACGGAGGTCAAGATGGGTGACAAGAACATGAACAAATGGACGGGCGCGCCGCTCCCGGTCGAGCCGGTGAACTTCGAGCGCGTCGAATTTCGTTACGCCGACGGCGGCTACCGTTGTAGCGTACCGGGCGAACGGTCGGGGGTTTATGTCCCGCTCTCGGAGTTAGCGAGGATAGGGAGGATTCTCGTGGCTACACTGGACGCGTGGAGCGCGTGCGGGGCGTGTGCCGATCCCGACATGACGATCGATATGAACTATCAGATCGAGCGCGTATCTCAGATCCTTCGTGGAATCGATCGCGCGTTCAATCCGAGCGAAGGGGGCGGAAAGTCATGAAGTGGAACGGCGTCAAGTGGATCATGGTGGACCCCGAGGGCTTCGAGCGATTCAAGTCAGATCTAATGACCGTGCTCGAACCCTTGCTCGGCGCGGACAATACCGACGAGACAAGGGACAGTGCGGGCAAGGTGATCGCGGGACAGATCTCCAAAATGATCAAGGGCGGCGTGATGCTCCCGGCGTTCCCGACGCCGCGCGACGGCGGGCTAACGGTCGAGGAGATCGCACAGGTTCACGCGTGTCTTTCCGCGCTCTATGGCGATCAGTTCCGCGGGTTCGCGGGGCATTGTTGGGATCGTAGGGAGTTCCCGATCGCCGCCGAAGACAAGCCCGACACAAGACCGAGCATTGTCCGCATGATCGAGGAAGCGGATCGCGAGATCAACGAGGGGGGCGACGAGGGATGAGCGGGCGGCGCAAACGCCGACGGCTCAACAAGGCGGACGCTCAAAGCGCGCACGCGAGGCGGCGCGTTGTCGAGCGCTTCGGCTTTCCCATTGGGGAAGAGCGGCTCGAAGAGATCGCGGAAGAGATTCGACAGGGGCGCGCGAAATTCCTGTATCGAACCTCTAACCGCGTGACGGTTTGGGAGACCATGATCGAGGAGCGACCCGCAAGGGTAGTGTACGACAAACGCACGAAGCGGATCGTGACTGTGATCCGTCCCGAGGACGATTGCAAAATCGAGGAAGGTGTCGAGCAATGAGCGACAGCGACAAGAAAGAGATCGACGAGGGCGCGGAAGATCGCCACGGTGTCATCGCCGAAGAGTTGGGCCCGAGGGGGAAAGCATACGCGGAGGAGATCCTCCCGATCCTCAAGGATCTTCACGACAGGTGCTCGAAGCACGATATCCCTTGCGCGTTCCTTTTCGCCTTGGAGGGTTTTCCCGGCACGGGAGATCCCGCGGTCGCGTTCTCGTGTTACTTCGGAGAGCGCGACGAGAGCGACGAGAGCGGCGTCGTGTCGAACGTGGATCGCGCACGTCCGATCGAGGAAGCTCATCGGGTGTTCGCGCAGGGGTGGCGGGCGGTTCCTCCCGAGATAGCTATTCAGGGACTTCTCGCCAATAGCGCGAAAAAGGTGATCGTCTTAACCGAGGATGACGATTCTCACGACAGCGAGAGCCCCGAGGCTGCGCGCGCGGTAGCGGAGGCGCTCGCGGGGAAAGGGATCAAGGTTCACTAATGGGAAGGCGCAAGCTACCGACGCAACGCGACAAACAACTCGCGCGAAGCCGGAAACGTAGGCTCGAAAAGCAGATCGATATTGGCAATCTCATAAAGACCGAGAGGTCGGAGCCGGGGCGGAGGATCAAGCTCAAGGGGGTTCGGGCGCGCGTCGCCGACGATATCCCCTCTCTCCTCGAACCCGTCGACGGCGCCAAGTTTCAACAGCGCATGTCGATGATCACCGCGAAGCTCGGCGTATGGAACGCCGAGCGAGAGAAGAACGGGGAGGGGCGCCAAAGCCTTCAAGCGGCGTTCGCCGAGTTCGTGACCGACTTGTTCAAGCGCGGCGAGATTCTCCCCTTCACGGGCGACAAGGACGAAGCGAAGGGCGTCCTCGTTGAACTCAGGTAGAGACATGGTCGAACCCATAGAAGCGACCAGCGACGATCGCGTTATCCCCGAGCGCTTCGACGAGGCGCGCGAAGCGTGCGGCGTTAGCATTCAATGGCTCGCGCTTCACTCGGGGATCTCGCGCTTCACTCTATGGCGAAAGCTCCGAGGGCGCTCCTCTTGGCGCCCGCTCGAAATAGAGCGACTCGCCTCTCTCCTCAAAGTCTCCGTTCGCTGGCTAGTTGGCCGCGACGTGTAGCGTGTGATATGATCAGATCGTGCGCTATCGTTTGCGCGGAGGTTGGAGCGATGAATCTCATAGAGCACGACGACTCTCTTCGGTGCCCCGCGTGCCGTTGCCGTAAGGCTAACGGGGCGTCGACGCTCACGACGGCGAGCGTCTATTCCGACGGCTCGGGGCGCTGGCGTATGCTTGCGATCTGCGAGTATTGCGGAGTCGTTCACGACGGATCGGAGTCGTTCGACACCGAGGGACAGGCGCGCCGAGCGTTCGACGCTCCGCTCTCCGCATTGGCGAGAGGGGTTCGCGTTCGCTGGCGCTCGGGCGACCCGCAAGCGCCGCGCCGCGCCGACGAGGGAGAGGTCGTCGCACTGGTCCCCGCGTTCCGGTCCGCGGATCACTACGTTCCCGAGGGGGCCCCGGCTTCCTCTCGACGCTTCGAGACGGTCGCGCCCTCTCCGCGATACCTGCTCGCGGTTCAGACTCCGACGGGCGTCGAGTATCGGACGGCGCCCGCTCGCTCGGTGGAGCCGCCCCGGTGAGCGCCCTCGTTTATCTCGTCGCGTTTGGGGCGATCGTAGTGGTGACGGTGGTCGGGATCGCGATCGAGGATCTCAGGTTCGAGCGTCGGAAGAAACGCGAGACTCGCGTCGTTTTCGATCGCTCGGTATTCTCGGAGCGAGGCGCACAACTACGACGGCGCCTCGTCTGAACAAGGTAAAGGTGACAGCATGAAGCACGATCGAATTTTATCCGACAACTATCCAACGCCCGAGGGTCTCGCTCGGTGGTGCGTCCGTCACGCGCTCGACGAGTATCAGCGACTCAACGACGCGGAGCCCGACCTCGTCTTCGAGCCCGGTTGCGGCGACGCGGCGCCCTTCGCGCGAGCGGCGCGAGAGTTCGTCGACGGTGTTCGCGCCGTCGGCTTCGAGCTTCGCAAGGGGAACGCTGAAATAGCCGAGATGCCCCACGGGAGCGGCGTCGAGGTTGTAGCGGGTATGGACTACCTCGATCCGCCTAGCGAGGTTGTGGAGGCGTTCTCGGGGCGCGTAGACGTGATCGCAACGAACCCGCCGTTCAACTATGCCGAGCCGTTCGTTCGACGCTCGATCGAGATGCTCTCCGACCGCGGAGTTCTCACAATGCTCTTGCGGGTCGGTTTCCTGTCCTCGCTCAAGCGGCGTTCGCTCTTCGAGGAACTACCACCGGCGATCGTGACGATCCTTCAAAAACGCCCTTCGTTCGCTTTCGGTGCGACCGACTCCCAGGAATACGCGGTAATGACGTGGTTCGGGCGGCGTGTAGAGTTCGGCGAGACCGTGCTCCGCTGGCTCGACAACTCGAAGATTCCAGGCGGAGCCAGCCACCCTAAGAAGAGCTAACAGGGGAGGGAGTCGACAACGGCTCGAACGCGGTCGTCGCCGGGGGAGGCGTAGATCGTCGTTGTCTGAATGTCGGCGTGTCGCGCGAAGCGTTGCGCGAGGCGGAGGTCGCTCGTCGCGTCGTAGACATTTTGGATCGCGCTATGGCGGAGCGAGTGAAACGTGAAGAGGGGATCGGCGAAACCGGCGCGCCGTTGTATCTCGCGCCAGTTGTGGCGAAGGGCCCGCGTCGATATGCGGCGCCCTCGCGAGGATAGGAAGAGCGGCGCCCCGTTCTTCGTGCTCTCTCCGCGGCGGCGTTTCCACGAAATGAAGCGGGAGATCTTCTCGCGGAGGCGCTCGCTTGCGAACACCTCTTGAGAATCGGGGGCGCCAGCGCGACCGGCTCCCTTGAACGTGCGGACGCGTATCCGGTCGCGGGCGCCGCGGCTGGCGAGATAGACGTCGCCAACGTCGAGCGCGGCGATCTCGTGCTCGCGGAGCCCGGTCGCGAGAGCAAGCGCGATTATGACGTGGTCTCGGAATCCCTCGGGGTTTTCGGCGGTAGCTGCGAGGGCGGCTTTCTGCTCGTCACGCGTGAGCGTGCGAGGGGCGCGTTCTGTGGTGCTTCTCGGCATTAGTGGACCCCTTTCCTCGGGATGCGCTCCGCGGCGACGAGAGAGGCGTTCTCGGGCGTCACAAAGCGCCATGCTCCATTGACATTCAGACAGAACGGGAGACCCCGCTCCGCGCGTTCGGCGAGGGCGGAGGGCGACCCGTAACACCATCCGATCTCCCCCGTGAGTTCCGGCGCGTCGATCCTGAAAGCGCAGATCCAGGGCGGGAGGATCTTCACGCGGTCGGCGCGAGGGGAAACGACGCGGTTGTCGTTGTCGTCGCCGTCGATCCGCACGAAGATCCGCGTTCCTGTCCTCGATAAACTCGCGATCTTCTCGGGCGTCGAGACCGTGGTTCCATAGTTGCCCGCGAACTCACCGCTCGCGATGTAGACCGGCGTCGTATTCATGCGTCGAAGTGTGCGGCTCACTTGCTCACCTCCGCCGCGCGATCCCATGCCGCGATCAGATCCCGCGCTAGGCGGAGGGCTCGAACATCTTGGGCGCTCTCGGTATAGCCGGGGTCGTGGTAGCCAATGGCGGATCGGATCGCCGAGCAACAGCGGATCTTGAATCCCTCAACCGCCGAGTTGTAACCCCGTTGCGCGTTTGCAGCTTTGACGCGCCCTTCCTTGTATCCTTCGACGTAGCGCATTCGGTAGATCTGATCGTTGAGATCGACGAGGGCTCGGATCGCCGCTTCGTCGCGGTTGCCGTATTCGGCGAGGATCTCGGCGTCGCGCGCCGCGCGTCTCTCCTCTTGGGTGGGCCCGAGCGGGGGAAGAAACTTGCCCCGCTCGCGGCGCCATTGGTCGCGGGCTCGGCTTTGAAGACTCGGGCTTATTTCTCCGTTTTGATTTTTCATGGTTTCGTTCCTCTCTCTCGCGTTGCGAGTTTGGTTTACAATCCAAGTATGCGCCGCAAAAGTGGCAATGTCAAGTTCGGCCATGTGGCGCGACACCGGCTAAAACAAAGGACATGGTAAAGGGTAGACGCTGAAACCTGCGATACGAAAGAGGCAAAAAAGGCAACGGGCTTAAAGTTCAGCAACGACGCGGCTCGGGGAGCGCGTCCGCCGCGCGATGTGGTCGGATCGTTGCGAGGTTGTCGGTGTTCATATGGCTGGGCGCTGGTATAATGAAGACTCTAACCGGGCGCGGCGTCGCGTTTGGTTTGATCAGATCGAAGAGGGGAACGCGTGCTCACCGTTGTCAAGAAATCCGAGTCGGATCTCGCGGGATGGCTGGCGACCGAAATCGGTTTCCTTGAAGGGATCGGTCGGTATGACGAAGAGCCGATCGTTCTCGATACCTACCAGCGTTTTTTTCTCGAACAGAGGGCCCGTTATCGTTGCGTTGAGAAAGCTCGACAGGTTGGTTTCTCGTTCCTGTTTGCTCTTGAAGCGATCGCGCGCTCGCACCTTCGCGACACTCAAACGAGCGTTTTCGTTTCCTACAATTTGAGCGACTCGAAAGAGAAGATCACCTATGCGCGCCAGCTATACGAAGAACTACCTCTCGCCTATCAAAAGCGGCTGGTCGTAGACTCGAAACTTGAGCTTGCCTTCGAGAGCAACAGCGCGAAGAAAACAATCTCTCGGATCATTTCGAATCCGAGCCGAGCGCCTCGCGGTAAGAAGGGCGATATCTATCTCGACGAGTTGGCTCACTACGTCGACGACCGCTCCGTTTACAAGGGTTCAACCGCGCTGATTCTCAGGGGCAAGGGACAGCTTTCCTTATGCTCAACGCCCCTCGGTCGACGCGGCGTTTTTTGGGAGGTTGCGCGACAAGAGCTTCGACCCTATTCCGCCTATAATCGACAGCGCGTTCCTTGGTGGTTGTGCCGCTTTTTTTGCACCGACGTTCAGGGCGCGGCGGTAGAGGCTCCCGACCTCTCAACGGCGGAACGCGTCGAGCGGTTTGGATCGGACGGTATCAAGGATCAGTTCGAGTCGTTGTTGCTCGAAGATTTTCAACAAGAGTTCGAATGCGCCTATGTCGACGAGAGCTACAGCTTTTTTCCTTACGGTTTGATCATCCCTTGCACCGAAGACGAGCGCGACGGGGATCTCGGCTCGCTCGAAATATGGCGCGACCCTTCCGATGCAAAGGGCGTTACGGGTCGGCTCGTCGCCGGGTTCGACGTCGGTCGCCATCGCGATCTCTCCGAGCTTGCGGTGTTTGAGCAGATCGGCGATCACTATTACGCGCGAATGTTTCAGCGGTTCGATCGCGTCCCCTTCAAAGAGCAAGAGCAAGCGGTTCGCGACGTGCTCGAACGCTTGCCGATCGGGAGACTCTCGATCGACAAGACGGGGCTCGGGATGCACCTCGCCGAGAACCTATCGCGAGAGTTCCCCCAAGTGATCGGGGACTCGTTCACGACGGACCGAAAAGAGGTTCTTTGCAACGACTTTAAGATCTTGCTACAGCGCAAGGCGATCACGCTTCCTAGCGATAGGGAATTGATCGCGCAAATCCACTCAATAAGGCGCCGCGTGACTTCCACGGGCAAGGCCAAATTCGAGAGCGAGTCGACAGGCAAGGGACACGCGGATCGATATTGGGCGTGTGCGCTTGCCGTTCAGAAAGAGCGCAAAGCCGTAGGTGGTGCGCGCGTTAGCATGAGAACCATAGGATAGAACCGCGACCGCGTGCGTGTTAGGATCGCGGAGCGACAGCAACGAAAGGAAACGAAACATGCGACCCGATTTCAAAACCTTCGAGATCCCGGCGTCCGCGTCCGCGGGAACGCCGACGCTGGTCAAGGACTATCGCGACGGCTCCGTTCAGATCGGCGGAACCTTTGTCGCGACGATCCAGATCGAGGGGCGTCTCGACGCGTCCGCTCCGTGGTCGCCGATCGGCTCCCCTGTCACCGCGCCGGGGTTTGTGGATCTTCCGCATATCGTGAAAGAGATTCGATCCAACGTGACGAGCTTCACGTCGGGCTCTCCCGAGGGGTTCTTCGGCGGGTTCAACGCGAGGAGCGTCTAGGATGAGCACCGAGGCGAGCGGACAAGAGCGCGACCGCGTGGCGCTTCAAGTGATCGAGGCGGGGGCGAACGGTGAGGAGCGAATGCGCGAGGTGATCTTCAAGGTCATCGGCGACGACATTCAAGGCTCGAACGCGGTCGCCGAACATGAGCAAACCGAGCAAGTGTTTCTCTCTCAGGGCGCTATCGAACCGCCCTATCCGCCCGACTTTTTGTGTCGGATCTTCGAGCACTCGAACGCCCTTCGCCAAAACGTCGACGCATACACCGTCAACATTGACGGGTTCGGCTATCGCCTCGAACCGCTGATCGATTTCAACTCCGAGGACGCCGACGAAGAGATCGCTCAAGCGATCTGGATCGCCGCTGGCGCGGAGGGCGAGAAGCCGACACCCGATAGCGTCAAGGCGGAAAAAGAGAAGTGGCGACGCGAGGCGCTCCTCGAACACTCCCGGCTTTTGGAGTTCTTCGACCGATGCGCGATCGACGTTTCATTCGAGACACTCCGCCGACGCACGCGGCAAGATCGGGAGACTCAGGGAAATGGCTACTGGGAGATCCTACGCACGCGCGCCGGGTTGCCCGCTCGCTTCGTTCAGGTTCCCGCTCACACCGTTCGCTTGCTCCCCCTCGATCCCCAAGTCGTCGAGGTGACGGAGCGCGTGAGACGCGGAACGCTCGGGTTCTCGGAGACCAAAGTCAAGCGCCGTTTTCGCCGCTTCGTTCAGATTCTCGACGAGGTCGCCCCCGGCGTTAAGACCGCGGGAGCCGCGCCGATCTACTTCAAACAGTTCGGCGATCCGAGGATGATCTCGAAGACGACCGGAAAGGTCGTCAAGCCCGATCACCAATGGGCGAAGGGCGACGGACCGGCGACGGAGTTGAAGCAATTCGACATCTACTCTCCGAGGACGTCCTACGGTGTCCCGCGCTGGATCGGAGCGCTTCTCTCGGTGCTAGGATCGCGCGCCGCGGAAGAGGTCAATTACTATTACTTCGAGAACAAGAGCGTCCCCCCTCTCGCAATCCTCGTGAGTGGCGGCAAGCTCGCGGAGGAAACGATCCCGAGGCTCGAATCCTTCGTCGAAGAAAACCTCAAGGGCAAGACGAAAAACTTTCACGAGATCATGATCCTCGAAGCGGAGAGCGGGTCGGGCGCCCCCTCGCCGGGTTCGGTGAAGATCGAACTCAAGCCGCTCACCGAGGCGATGATCCAAGACGAGCTTTTCGCCAAGTACGACGAGCGCAACATCGACAAGGTCGGCGAGGCGTTCCGCCTTCCGAGGTTGCTCCGCGGACAGTCAAAGGACTTCAACCGAGCAACGGCACAAGCCGCGCTCCGCTTCGCCGAAGAACAGGTTTTTCAACCCGAGCGAGACGAGTTCGACGGGTGGATCAACCGAGAGCTTTTCACGGCGCTCGACGTCCGGTTCTGGACCTTCAAATCAAACGCACCGATCACGCGCGATCCCGTCCAGATGACCGATATGATCGTGAAGCTCGTCGAGGGCGGCGTGCTCACTCCCGCGGAGGGTAGATGGCTCGCGGGCGACGTGTTCAACAAAGAGTTCCGAGAGATCCGCGACCAGTGGACACAACAACCCTTGAAGATGACTCTCGCGGGGCTCAAGGGTTCTAACGGGTCGCCGAGCGACAAAGCGGAAAAGGGGGAGCCCGCGCCGAGCGACTTCGATCTCTCGCCCCTTGCGGATCTACGCACGGGGACCGAGATCTCGAAGTTGCGCGATCAGGCCGCGAGGATCGAATCCTTGCGGAGTCTTTGCGATCAGCGCCTCGCCGATCTCGACGCGCAACTCGTCGCTCAAGAGTTTGCACAAGACACCGACGAGATGGCGGACAGCATGAGCGAGGGATTCGAAAGCGAGTGATTCGCCGCAATGTGTGAACACTGTTACACCGTAGCGACCGAGCCGGTCGCCGGGTTCTTGACGCTTTGGCCGTTCGAGGAACTCGGCGACGATCTATCTCAGGCGCTCAAGCGCTCGGGGAGCGAAGGGGGCCGCGTTGCCCACGGGTTCGGATTGATCGCTTCGAACGGGGAGACCGTGCGCCTCGACTCCGCCGACATTGACGCCGCAAGGCGCGCGGCGTTTCTGGCGACTGCGCGGGGCCCGGTTGATATCGTCGAAGCGGTAGCGATGGACCGCGAGGATCGCGTCGTGTTCAAGCGGCGCGAGCGCTTACGGGTCGTCAAGTCGGAGGGCGCTCCCTACGTTGGCGCCCGAGTTCATGCCGACGGGAGTATTTACAAGGCGGGCAAGAACCCGCGAAACCCCGAAGAGTTCGAGGCGGAGATCGAGTCGCTCGCAAACGATTTATCTATCACCGATCGCAACTTCGTATTTCCTGCGCTTGTCGGATATGTCGCGGGGTTAGCGCGTAACAACTGGGAGAAGATGACCGCGCGCCAGATCGAACAGGCGTTCGCGAAAGCCGATCGCGCCTTCCTCGCCGCGGTAAAGAGCCGCGCCGCGCGTGCCGCGCCGACGTGGGCAAACAAGGTTTCGCTCTCAGGGATCTCGGTCGGGAAACGCGCGTTCTCCTCGGTCCAAACGGAATGGTTTCCCACGATCGGGACGTCATGGGATCAACCGTACAATGCCGCGATCAAGCGGATCGGGGCGCAGGGGGGATGGTGGCTCCGCGGGGAATCGTTCGCGCGCTCGGAGAGACTCACGGCGCACGGTCGAAAGATTGTCGAGCGAGGGCTCGAACAGGGATTCGGGCGCGACCAGATCGCCGCGGACCTCGAAGCGCAACTCGGATCGATGTGGGGGGATCGCTCTCACAATTACGCGCGAGTGAACGCGGCGGCGGCGTTGGGGCGCGCGCGTTCGTTCGGAGAGGTCAAGTCATACATGGCGGCGGGGATCGAATGGTTGATCATTCGCGCCGTGATCGACGAGAGAACAACCGAGATTTGCGCGTTCCTCGACGGGCAAGTGATCAGCGCTTCTCAATGCAACGAGATCAACGAAGCCGCGGCGAATGTTGAGCGCCCCGAGGACATTAAGACGGTCAACCCGTGGATGAGAGAATGGCGAGATCCCAAGTCGGGGGATCGCATGATAGGGACTCGCAACGGCGCGACATTCGGCAAGGTGATCACGCCGTTCTCGTATTCGCGCGACGCTGGCTTCAAGGGCGGTCAATACCAGTACAGCAAGATGGGGACTCAGTTCGCCGACGACGGCGTCGGGACGCCGCCCTATCACCCGCTTTGCCGTTCATGGACGGAGCCGCGCGGCGACATCGTGCAAGTTCCCCCCGGTTTTCAGTTGGCGGCTCTTGCGGGTCGCATGTCGCGGACCATACCGGCACGAACGGCGCGACCCGTTACAGGTGCGAGAACGCCCGTCGCACCGATCAAGACGCCTACCGCCGCGAACCGCCCCGTTTTGGGAGCACGGTCGGAACTCGATCGCATTGATCCGACCGGGAGACTCCTCGAAATGGACCCCGGCGCCCCGCTCGCGCTGGCGAGGGGAGAGACCGCGGCGTTCACGTCGTTCGGGGCGAATACCGCTCAAAGCGCGTGGGCGACGGTGCGGCGCTGGCAAGTGCTACACGTAGATCCCGACCTCGTTGAGACGCAAGCGGTAGCGGCACAAGCCGACGCGCTTGTCGGTTTTCGTGCGGAGGTTAGGGATCGCGTGATCAATTTATGGACCCGCGCGCTCGGCGCGGTCGCCGGGTTGAAGTCGATCGTTATTTCCGAGATTCGGAGCGGGGGAACCGATCGCGTTTGGCAAGTCTACGATCACAAGCTCAAGCGAAAGAGGTTTTTCAGATTTAACGCCGCGGTGCGACCCGTAAGCGCGACGGCTAACAAGCTCGCGAAGGCGAGCGACAAAGAAGCGCGCGAGATCCTCGAAGGGTTGCGCGCCGATGGATATTTGATCGAGTCGAGTTCGCCCGCTGGCGTATTTGGTTCGATCGCTGGCGACACTGATGAGGCGGGGAAGCCGCTTTGACAGCTTGCCCGCCGCCTCGACAAAGGGATAAAATCGACATGCGGATCACGACGATCCCCAACGGAGGTAAAGACCAATGACAGACGAGAACAAGAACAACACCCCGACGCCCGAGCCCGCACCGGCGCCCGAGCCGACCCCGACGCCCGAGCCCGCACCGGCGCCCGAGCCGACCCCGGCGCCCGAGCCCGCACCGGCGCCGACACCCGCGCCCGACGCTGATTTCAGTTGGCCCGCGGACATGAACGCCCCCGAGGGAGAGCCCGAGAAAGATCCGTTCCACTTCGGGGA